GCAACTATTTGATTTCTTAGGCCAGCACCTAACTTAAATAATCTCAATAAGGCATCGTTAGCTTTTTCTACACCTGATGCGGCTTTGGTTGACATAACCAAGCCCAATTCATCAGCCTCTAAAAACAGTTCCTTTAGACCATCTCTACCAGCGGCTAATGTATTTACTAACGCAACACCTTCAGAGTCAAATAGCTTCATCGCCAGCCTAACTCTATCTGCGCTACTTTCTACATTGCCAAACGCATCAGCAAGATCAAGCATTTGCTCGTCAAGTGACTTTCTCTTTAACTCTTCTGCATTGATATTTAACTCTTGTAACGCGCCTTTAGCTTCGCCAGTACCTTTTGCGGCTTCTGCCAATCTACGAGTAAACCGCTGAGTAGCCATGTTGACCGTTTCAACAGTAACGCCAGATATTTCTGCGGCATATTGCAATGCGCTTAATGCTTCAGTAGTTGTGCCTATTTTGTCGGCAGTCTTTTTAAGGGTATCAACTGCGGTTAAAGATTGTTTAATTAACAAACCAACAGCGGCAGGACCAGCGGCCGCAACTAGTGCGCCTTTCATTGAGAATGCGGCTTTTGAAACTGCCCTAAGACCAGACGTTACGCCATTAAAGGCTTTCTTAGTCTTATCAATCGCGCTTATCGTAATCTTGACGTTTTCAGCCATCGCTCTCACTCATTATCTGGAAATAGGCCAGCCACTCGTTAAAGTGGTTGACAGGCATTTGCTCTGCCTCTGCTATTGTTATGTGAAGCCGATCAGCCAAAGACAATAAGTTCATCCTTGATTGATCGGTTCTCAGTTTCCCTCGATTGCCTCAATAGACTCGATCTCTGCAAACATCTGATTGGCAATGTCACTAATAATATTAGTTTCTTCACCCATCAAATCCATGCGATCTTCAGCAGATGAAAAGAGTTTATTACCGCCCTCATCTTCTGCCTTCATGCAGATCAAATCTACCATTGCACCGATGGTAGTGTTGTTCAGGAAGTTAGGGTGTTTCTTCTGAAGTTGGTCTAAGTCATAACAGGTAATAGCCCTGCAATATAACTTAAAGTCTCCAGATTCATCACCCCACGCAGGAACAACAACTTCTCGCGCTTTTACTTCCCTTCTGTTGCGTAACTCTTTAGCTAATCCCACGGTTTAAATCCCCCTATTACGCTGTAGCTTCTGTGATTGCTCCACTGCACTGGATGGTAAAGCTGGCTTCAACCATGCCATCAAATGCGCCAGTTATAGAACGTGAAGTAACGATGCCGCCACCAGAGAAGTAAGTTTCGCCAGTACCAGTACCAGTAGGATAGATTTCAAAGTCTACATCAGCACGTTCATCTAAGATCAACTGCTGTGCGTCTGCTTCATCCCAGTAGCACTCGATAGATACAGTGTTAGTTGATAGACCCTGCTTGTAAGTACGTGCAGTATCGCCCATTACTGAATCTTCAATAGTGTCTGCCGAACCGTCAAAAGTGAAAGATCGTACTTCGCCAACCACGGCAACAGTCGTGCCTGAGACTTGTACTTTTACTACTCCAGATGCGCCTGTTTTAGTCGCCATGATTTATACCTCTAATTAAATTTAAGTTGTGCCGCGAGTGTACTGATACAACACGCGAACTGTAATAATGACCCCACCGATGGGATCAATAGAACCTTGATCAATCTCAATGTTAGTTATCTGCGTATCTAAGGCATTAGCCCCACGCAAACGATCAACATCAAGACCCTCTTCAACTGCTTCGATAATGTTATTTCGTGCTGTATCAATTACAGACCCTTTAACAAAACAAACCAGTTCATAATCTATTGTAGCCATGCGCTGAGTGATTGACCCGCCTAGACTACTATCTTCTCTGTTCTCTCCTGCGCTCCTAACTAGAATCGCTGGGAACTGAGCATTCGACAACTTATCAAAAGCAAATGGCTCTCGCGTTACATACTTAACCGCTACAGGCGATGTGATCGCTTGCAGGGTAGTAACGATATTGTTGGCAATGTTTTCTCTTACACTCATTTCAACGCCTTAAAGAATATCTTGCCTAGTTGCTTTTCTTCCTGATCGTTAAAGCCAAAGAACGGTCTTTTCTTATCGTTCATTGCGGCCTTCTTCGATTCAGTCGCTCTGCTGAAAAATATCTCAGCCTGGTTACTGTTAGCCCTAACAGACATAGACCCTAACATCTGACCAGTAAAGTTTAAATCTGGTTTAGTGCCTCTGCCTTTCCCTGATCTAAACAATGCATACTCTGGTGTATATGATGCGAACATCCCTTTATAGCCTACACCTTTGGCAGTCCTATCCTGTATGACATTTACGCCTTCCTGCGCGGTAATCAGTAACGCCCGTTTAACGCTGGCAGATAGCTCCTTGCCTTTCTTACCTACTCGCCTGGCAATCTCTTTAGCGTTAGTTTGTAGGCGTATATCCATTATCTAACCAACCGACCAGAGTTTACTGATTGCTTTTCATCATCGTCGATAGTGCTGTTGCCATCGTCATCGTACTCAACACCATCTCTCAGGATAGCGTCGAACTCTTCACCATAACGGGCTTTATAAAAGTCCATCATGTTTTGGAATCTATCATCTTCTACCCAGTTAGTCAGTTGCGGCAAAGCATACCTTGCCAAAACTAAATAAGCAGAACATCGGGTAAACTGTGAGTCAGTAAGTTTGGAGTTCTCCATCTCACCCGCAATACCTTTCTTAGGCCACCACTTGATCCGCAACTCGCGCTCAATATCTGCTTGCGACTTTGCATGATCGTCAGCAAATGATGTGATACCTAAAGAGAGAATATCAGGGATTAAATCAACTAAGTCTGAATCTTGAGAGAATGCCATTACCATTTCACCTTGTCTGCCCAGTATGCCGCTGATGCTGTTTTATCTTTACGGCCTCTTGCTATGTCTTTTGCAAACCTTGCCTTAAACGCTCTACGCTTGGCCTTATCTGCTTCGCTTTCGTTTTTACGGGGAGGCTTGTTATCTGCTCCCTGCTGACCGAATCGAATCAAGCGAACCTTATCACCCTCTTTAGCCAATACTGCATGGCTCTTCTCTGGATGTTTACTAGTGCGCTTTGGCTTGTTATAGCCCTCGAATCTTTCGCCACGATACGTTATTGCCATAGTTACCTCAAAAGATAGCCCCCTCCGAAAAGGGGGCATCCATAGTCTTACAGTGCGGCATCCGAAAGGACTTCAACACCGAACGAGTCATCCAACTCGCCAACACCATAAATGGCAGTAGCGTTAAGCTCAAAGGCACGATTGGAAGCATCGCGCTGTGGCTCAATTTGGAAGTCGCGCTTCATAGCGATAGCAAGTGCTTCTGGAGCGAATACCGCGCCCTTAGCATCGTCAGAACCATCGATAGAAACATTAGCAGACTCATATACATTGATACCAGCGATAGTACCAACATAACCGTTACGCATTGCTTCGTTCTGCAAGTCGCCACCATTTGGATTAGCAAAGGTGTTAGTTAGGTTAGCCTTCAACTGGTACGCCTGGTATGGGTGTACTACAGCATTGATTACGCCAGTAACTTTGTTAGCGCGTAGAGTTGCGGCCGCCTTGAATAGGTCAGCTACAGTGATCTCTGCACCAGCAGTACCGATAGAGCCAGAGAATCCGTCAAACAAAGCAATCAGGTCAGTATCCATCTTAGTAGCGATAGCGTTACCAAGTACAGTGCCTAATTCTTCAGCAGGATTGCCAGCACCCATAGCGGCTAGATCAGTCAACAACACCTGTGCGCCTACTTCGCCTACAGTGATAGACACTGAGCTAGTAGATACAGTGGTTGAAGTCATGTCTGTGCCTTCGGTCAAATCAGCGGCCGCTATTGCAGGGTACTTAGGAACCTGAATAGTTTTGCCAGCTTGTGCACCGATGTTGTACTGAGTAACTAGACCCAGCATTAAAGACTGCTCTTCAGCAGTGAAACGAGCCTGAGCGATAATATTCGCAAATAGATCGTCAAGAGTAGTTGAAGTTGTTGCGGCCATTTTAAAAGTCCTCTAAATAAAAATAAAATTGTGGTTTGGTGGTTACGCTTTTTTCATAGCGGCAAATGCTTCTTTGCCACCATCATTCCAGTTTGCAACCATATCTGCCACAGATTGAGGCTTCTGTGTCGAGCCACCAGCGTTACCCATCGAGCCAGTGCCACCTTGTGAGGCTTTGACCATATGCGG